TATCTTTGCCTATGAATTTACCGGACTGACCGTCCAAGACATCAAAAGAAGTAATGCTAGGATAGTAACTAAAGCAATTCCATAGCTCCAACTCATCAAGTCGCAGCCGAGGAACCTCACCTGCTTTAAATCCTCTTTGTATGAATGCAGAGATCGGCAAACGGTAGAATACAGCTCCATTTTCCATAATTGCGTGAAAGAGTACAGGACGCCCTGTAATCGATGCAATCCCAAAAAGTAAGCAGTCTTCCACTTCTCCGTGATGTGCTTTAAGGTCATAGAGATATTCTCTCCTGATCTGCGCATACGTGGCAGGAATGTTTGCGTTCAGATAAGCCATTTAACATAAAACCTTTACGATGCTAAAAAATAAATGGCGATAATTACTACCACAATAGCGGCAGATATTTTGGGATTAGCTTTTGCTAACGTCCAAAGTTGTTTCGCTTTTTTCATAGTTCCTCCTATTGGTCTGTTATTTGTCCCCAATTATTACCACCTTCATAATCTACTTTGTTGGGAACTTCAAGCTTAACACATTCTTCCATAAGGGTGCTAATTTGTTTTATTTTTACTTTATCCCCTTTTGGTACAGAAATATCTAATTCATCATGTACTTGAATCAAGGGAATAATACCGTTTTTATATAATTCAATCATAGCTTTTTTAGTCATATCTGCAGCGGAGCCCTGAATTAATTTATTAAGTGCTTTATAAGTGAAGGCTCTTCTGATCCCTGGTCCGTGTTCCGCGAGTGCTTGATCGTGAGGCAGGGGCGTATGAAGACCGTAATATGCAGGTTCCCATAATGGAAAACGGCACAGTCTTCCTAGTAGAGTTCTAATGCGTCCTCGTTCCTGCGCTCTGTCGGAAACTTTGTAAGTTAATTGTTTAACGAAAGGGACTCGTTGATCATATTGTTTAATAATTTCTCCTGCTCTATCTAGACTCACCTTTAAACTTTCAGACATTTTAGCTTTACCCATGCCATAAAATTTTGCTAGATTAATTGTTTTAGCTTGATCTCTAGGGATGTTAGCCATCTCTGAAACAATTCCGTGAAAATCTGTATCTTTGTCTTCTTTGTAAGAAGTAACAAATTTATTTACTCCCTGTAAGTTTTGTAAGGATGCGTAATGAACAACGAGTCTTGGTTCTTGTTGTGAATAATCAAAACATCCCCACTCTTCTTCCTTAGAATCTGGAACAAAAATAGATCTTAATTGATTTCCCATATCTCCTTTGCCGGGAAGTTGTTGTAGATTAGGATGTCTGTAAGAAAGTCTCCCTGTTATGGTTCCTCCGTATTCCGAACGTAACTGATTTATATCAGCATGTATTCTTCCTTTATGAACATAACGATAAATACTTTGAATAAAAGTAGTACGAGCTTTATTAGCGACTCGTGCATTATGAATTAGTTTTACGACGGGATGTTTCTGTTTTTCAAAATATTTCTTTGTGAATGAAGGAGCTTTAGTTTTTTCAGTTCGAGGATAGTCTAATTTCAAATGGTCTAAGATTTTAGCAATGCTTCGTGCAGCCCAGAGGTCAGGTGAAAAACCTGTTTCAATTTTAATATCTTTTAATAATTGATCTTCCCTAATTTTTAAACTCTTTTCAATTTTGTGAGCGTGATCTAGATCTACCTTGACTCCTCGTTCTTTCATAGCCACTAGACAGGGGAAAAGATCTATTTCAAGATTTAAAATGTTTGATAAATCCTGTTTAATGATTTCTTTTTTAAGTTCTTGCCATAGGGCTAATGTTATTTCAGCATCCTTCTCTGCATATTCCCCTACATACATCGCTGGTAACTTGTACATTTCTGATTTAGGATCAAGCCCCCAGGCTTGCGCTGCTTCTTGTAATGAGTATTCATTTTTTCCTATACCTGTGTAGTCTCGACACACAGAATTTAAATCGTAACCTCTTCTGTTTTCATCAACCAGGGAAGTCGTAATCATTGTGTCGACAATCTGTCCTTCGATTTTTAAGTTTAAAGTTCGAATCCAGCAAACATCATACAAAGCATTGTGAAATATTTTTTTAGCAGGAGTTTTGAGAACGTCTTTGAACCACTTAAGTACTTGTTTTTTATCCATATTTCCACCGCCTTCATGGGCAATTGGATAGTAGCCACACCAGTCTTTTACAGCGACTGAGATTCCTACAATTTCTCCATCGCCCCTGAACATTCCTGGTCCAAGTTTAATTAGATTAGTGTCTTTGGTTTCTAAGTCGATTGCAATTTCATCGTAGGAGCTTAGGTCTGGAAATTCATTTGGATGTACCCATTCAGTTCGAGGCTTAAACAGGGCACGTTGCATTATTTGTAGTCTCTTTCAATAATCATATCGATAAAATGTTTTGCTTTCAGTAAGTCTTCCTTTTTTCCTTTATACCTATGTCTACAGATATATTTAATAACACTTCCTTCCGGGAAAAGCAATTTATTCTCTATCACAAATTTGCTTGGCTGGATTTTCATTTTGCGATAATGAGTTCCTCCGATTTGTTTATTATATGTGTCCATCTTCTTCCTCTTCATTGGTACTCAAGGGCTCTAAGTTTGTTTCACCTGCGAAAAGATGACTTGAGTTCCCGTAAAGTCCTTTTTCATTTTCTTGAAAAGATCTCCATGATTTTTCTTCAGAATAAGGTGCTGTTGGTACTCGTGGAGCAGGTTTCTGATAATCATAATAGTTTATTTGTAATGGGTCAAAAGAGTGTTCTCCTTTTTTTGCATTAGGTATAGGACGCCACATGAATAATCTTTTTTTACTACGTGTTATCCCTACATAAGCCACTCTAATTTCTTCATGTCTATGAGCGTAGGTTTTTTCAGTATAGTTTTTCCAAAAAAAATAAGTCCATACATCACAGACTACAACGTTGGTAGCTTCTTTTCCCTTAACCGCATGAATGGTACTTAGAATGATATCATCGGCTCGAAAAGTAGGGTCTCGATGCCACACTCGTTGGATGTATTTATTAACTTCTTCTACATCTTCCATGATTTTAACTTTATCTTTACTCAGGAGTTCTATTTCTGGATTGTAAACGTCTTTATCTTGAAATCTTATATGTTTGTACCAATCATTCTTAAAATTAAGATTGGGTTTGAAAAAACCCTTGGCCATGAAGTCTTTAGCGGTATACGACAAACTATCTTCAATCCCTGGGTGTCGATCCCCTTCAAATTCTTTTTTCTTTACGGCAAAGAAAGGTCTAGAAATACGGGGAAAAAGTTTATAAACATCCAATCCTAGAATAGGTTTATCATTTTTGAGAGTGTCCCATAATTTTATTATGTCAAGAACATTATCTTTAATTGAATGAGATATTTCTTTATGCATTCCCTGAAAGCTACTATTATATTTCCACACCAATCCGAGACGTACACATAGTTGAGCCCAGGGAAGAATTTGCTTACCCCCTCGTGAACAAATAATCCAATCCTCTTTTTTCTGGAGAGCCTGAGAAAGATCCATGGGGTCAGATATTTGAAAAATGGATCCTTCAACCAGTTGCTTTGTCTTGGGATCTACTCGTGGTTTAAATATTTTTTCTTTCCTGTATTTAGGACTAATATTATGTATGACTCGTTGAGAAAAATCTAATATTTTTCTAGGTAGGCGATAAGATTGATCAAGAACGTCTTCGTTTTCTGGTGGAACTTTCCATTCAAGAAAATCCTTAGGGCTCGCTGATGTAAAATAAAAAATAGATTGGTCATCATCCCCTGCCAGATGGATATCATCACATTTTTCTCTAATCTTTGAGATAACAGCCCATAATAAAGGATTAAGATCTTGACATTCGTCCACGAAGACAGCGTTATACTTTGGAAAATTAATATCCTTTTTTAAAACTCGACAGAGCATGTCTTCAAAATCTATACGATTATTGTCTTTTTTATATTTATTATAAAGAGTGTAGGTGTGTTCTAAATCTTGTCGATGAATGTTATTGTATTCTTGTTCGTCATGGTTATCGTAATAATGTTCAATCGATTTCCATGAATCACCATGAGAAAACGTTGTCCGAGCTCGTTGAATAAGTTTTAATTTTTTATCTACCAGGCTTGATCCCAACTCTTCGACATCAGCAAATTCTTCAGCATCGAATTCATTCGCTTTAGGCCACTCAGATACAGGAATATTGATGAGCATTCTAAATTGTTTTTGCTGAGGCTTTCCAAACAGTTTAGGTTTGGGCTCCGGGAACTCGTGTAAACATAAAGAATGAATCGTCCTGATAGCTTTTACTTGTTCCGGTGTAAGGCCTAATTCCTTTTCACATCTTTCTTTTAAAACTATTGCTGTGGTTCGGGCAAAACCAACCAACAATAAATGTTCAGGAGCAAAGCCGTAGTCTAAATATTCTTTTAAACGTTCTAAGATATAGGTTGTTTTTCCAGTTCCTGGAGGACCAAAGATTTTAAAATCCCTGCGTAGGTTAGGTACAATTTTTCTCAAAACGGCACCTCTTTATCCCCAACTCCAAAGTCTGGGATCTCGAGATCTACTTTTTGTTCTTCAAATTCCTTAATGTCGATGGTGTAAACATTTCTTTTTACATTCTTGGAGATGTGTAACTTATCGTGTTTGACTCCTTCTATTTTTTGCAACATTTCATGGGTAGTAGCTTCATTATCTTTCCATTTCTTGGTATCAAGGAAAGTATAAAAAGCGTCAAATTGAAAATGAATTTTATTTTCCTTAGTATCTACGAAAGGTTTTCCAAAAAGAAGTTGTGCTCTGTCTTCTGTTCTACGCATGTTAAAGCAAAAGGTACGAATGTAGTGCTTGAGCTTATACATCGGTAAACTTTCTTCGGGTGCATCAATAGGGGTAGCTTTTTCCTGTAGTAACCTGATTTGATCATCCCAACTCTTTGTTCGAGAAGGAGTTTTTCCAGTCTGTTCTGTTGCTGCTTCTCTCGCCAGATCTTGTCTTACTAATTCCTTTGAATAAAGTTTAACTTCGTCTCCTCCAAAGCCTAGATACCAAATTTTAGGAATTGATTTCACATAAGAAAGAGGGCCTAAAACTACGTTGCCTCCCCCATTAGCATTTCCAACTCCAAATTTCCTGAGAACACATTTAGCTCTATCGCAATGAGGCTTCAACCAATCTGAATTACATCTGTACGGATACTCTTTTTTTTCTCGAGAGCCTATAACATTATTCACTTCGGTATAGTCCATTGGTGG